GTTATCGATGCGCTCACTATTGGTGGTGTTGCTACACTTACCAATAGATGCAATGACACCCAGGCACAAATTATTGATACACTGGGCAGGGAAATTGTGTTGGTACCTGACAGAGACAAAGCAGGACAGAAGTTAATAGACGATGCACTAGAGTATGGCTGGAGTGTTAGTTTTCCTGAATGGGAGGCTGACGTAAAAGACATTAATGCTGCTGTTATACGTTATGGTAAATTGTTTACACTAAAGAGTATCATTGATGCTAAACAAACTAATAGTTTAAAGATTAATTTAATGAGAAAACAGTATGGTTAGTTTACATGTAGAACCAACTAGTAGATGTACATTAGCTTGTCCTCGTTGCGAGAGAACAGAGTTGCTATCTAAATTTGGTAAAAAGGCATTGCCTATTAACGATCTTAATATTAATGACTTTAAAACTTTCATTGATATTGATATTGATAATATTAATTTTTGTGGAAATCTTGGTGATCCTATATATCATAAAAACTTTTTAGAATTAGTAAAAGAAAGTAAACTAGTTGCTAAAGCTGTTAATATTACTACTAACGGCAGTCGTAAAAGCAGAGCATGGTGGAAAAAACTTAATGCAATACTAGACGATAAAGACACAGTAACATTTAGCATTGATGGTACTCCAGATAACTTTACACGTTATCGTATTAACGGCGATTGGCCTAGTATTCGTGTTGGTATAGACGAATGCGTATTAGGCTCAGTAAGAGTAGTATGGAAATATATTCCATTTAAGTTTAATGAAAATGATATGGAATATACACGTTTACTATCAAATGAACTAGGAATAGACGAGTTTGAAGTTCATCCTAGTGACAGATGGAATGAAGCTGACGAGAGTATTAACACTCTACGTCCTACGCTAGAGTCGTTAGTAGCCTCTAGGGATATTGTACAAAGAAAATTTGAAACTACTACATCAAGAGATTTTGTTATAGATCCTAGGTGTAAGAATAACAAAGAGCATTTTATCAGCAGTGACGGCTACTATTCGCCATGCTGTTTTAGCAAACACTATAACTTTCATTATAAGAGTCAATGGCATAAAAATAAAGAGGATCATGTCATTAAAACTAGTAAATTAAGTAATCAGATATCTTATTTTAATAATTTTTATGCTACAATACAGACTAGTAAACCAGACTATTGTATCTTTAATTGCGGGAGATGCTAATGTTATATATTAATGGGTGTTCGTGGACTGACAGTTTTATATTTAGAGATTCATTGTCAAACAATGACATACTTGTAATTAACAATGCTGCAAGTGGCAACAGCAATTTTCAAATTTGTCGACAAACAAAATATGACTTAAAGAATTTTAGCAAACATTTTGATAAAATAACAGCAATAATTTTTCTTACAGAAGCATTTAGATCTGAATATGAATATAAAATGGCCAAAGGCCCAGGAAGCCTCCAAGATTTAGCGAGTAAGAGTTTACATCAAATGAAAAAAGCAATTGACTCTTCATTGCCTAATAATGTTAACATAATATATTCATCTAGTTTTGTAGATCTTCCCTGGGAAACAAACTTTCCAAGTATGTTAACACTGGCATGCAAGGCACATGGAATAATTCAAGAAGAAACTCAGTGTTACACTACTAAAGTAATTAAGGTTCAGAAAATTCATGAACTTAAACCTAATCTTAAAGATTTAGATATTATTATTGATAGATTAAACACTATTGAAAAAATTCCTAATCAACAGAATTACCACATAAAGGATTCTATATCATATACTGCCGTAGTTAAACAAATTCAAGAGGTATTAAATGGCTAAAGAATATACACCAGACTTACAAAAACTATTCATTGAGATGATGATGCAAGATGCACAGAACTATGTAAGAGTGCAAAACATCTTTAATGTAGAAAACTTTGATCGTAGTTTAAAAGATGCGGCTGAGTTTATTAAGAGTCATTGCACTAATCACACAGCAATGCCTACATATGAACAGCTAAATGCAGCAACTGGTGTAAACGCAAAGCCTATTCCAGACATGGCAGATGGACATAATGATTGGTTCTTGGAAGAGTTTGAAGGCTTTACAAAGCGCCAAGAACTAGAACGTGCCATACTTAAAGCGGCAGACATGCTGGAAAAAGGCACATATGATCCAGTGGAAAAACTGATCAAGGATGCAGTACAAATTAGTTTAACCAAAGATCTAGGTACAAGTTACTTTGACAACCCTAGAGAACGACTAATGAAGTTAAAGGATAATAACGGACAAGTAAGCACAGGTTGGCCAGCACTGGATCGTAAACTATTTGGCGGCATGAACAAAGGTGAACTTAACATCTTTGCAGGCGGCAGTGGCAGTGGTAAAAGTTTGTTTATGCAGAACTTAGCAGTTAACTGGGCTACAAGCGGGCTCAGTGGTGTGTATGTAAGTTTAGAACTAAGTGAAGAACTTAGTGCAATGCGTATTGATAGTATGCTTACAAATGTTAGCACCAAGGAAATATTTAAAGACTTAGACACTGTGGAAATGAAAGTTAAAATGGTTGGCAAGAAATCTGGCACACTACAGATTAAATACTTGCCAGCACAGAGTACAGTAAATGATATACGTGCATACTTAAAAGAATTGGAGATAACAAAAGATCTTAAAGCAGACTTTGTGCTTATTGATTACTTGGATTTGGTTATGCCAGTTAGTGCTAAAGTAAGTCCCAATGACTTGTTTGTTAAAGACAAGTACGTCAGTGAGGAACTACGTAACCTAGCAAAGGAATTACAGTGTATCTTTGTAACAGCTAGTCAGTTAAATCGCGGTGCAGTAGAAGAGATTGAGTTTGATCACAGCCATATTGCTGGCGGACTTAGTAAGATTAATACAGCAGATAACGTGTTTGGTATCTTTACAAGTAGAGCAATGCGAGAACGTGGACGCTATCAACTACAACTTATGAAAACACGTAGTAGTAGTGGTGTTGGCAGTAAAGTTGATTTAGAGTTTGATTTAGAAAGTCTGCGTATTAGAGACCTGGGAGAAGATGAAGATACCAGCAAAGAACGTGGTAACATCATGGGCCAGCTTAAAGACAAGTCTGATGCGTCTGCTGGAAGTGGTGATGCGGAGGTAGGTAAAATTACTGCTAATGTACAAAGCAGTAAACTAAAAGATATGCTAGCGAGTTTAAAGCAGAATGACTGATGATATAAAGTCACAGCCTGGATTTTGCTACGATATATTCAAAAATCAAGCCTTTTGGAGTACACGAAACACAATAGGATACAATCCTTGCTGTAATTACGATGGTTATATCGCAACAGATATTACGCCTGAACAGGCATGGCTCGGTGCAGAACATTTTGCCATTATTGACAGTGTAGCGCGAGGAGAACTTGTACCAGGCTGTCATAACTGTTATCGAGCAGAACAAGCAGGACTTGTTAGTAGACGCATGGGTAGTAAAGAACTGTACGAAAACTATCACAAAGACGCCGACATAACTCTCACTGATACGCCCAGAGCATTAGATTATAGTGTAGGTAACTTGTGTAATCTTAAATGCACTATTTGTGGACCTAGCAACAGCAGTAAATGGATTAGCGATTGGGCTAAACTTTATCCTAATACAAACATAGACAATTTTTTATACAGGAAAGATCAATATGTAAAGATTGATGATTTAGAATATCTTAAAAATATTAGAAGCGTTCACTTTCATGGTGGTGGCGATCCTTTGCTCAGTGATGCACATGTAAAACTATTACAAAACATTGAAGCCAGTAAAGGGTTAAGCGATGTTAGAGTATTTTACAATATTAATGCTACTAACCGTGTGAGTGACGATGTTCTAGATCTTTGGAGTAGGTGTGATATTGTAGAACTATATTTTAGCATTGATGATGTAGAAGATAGATTTGAATACCAACGTACCGGTGCATTATGGCAAGACACTGTAGACATTATGCAATGGTATCATGAACATATGCCAGTTAATCATTTGTTTTATATTAACTGCACTTGGGGATACCTTAACCTATATTATCTAGATGAATTGTACAATTGGTATAAAGAAAGTTTTAGTGAAAATAGGCTAGGCGATCCAGTTAAATTAATATTTCAAAAATGTTTAGGCACATACAGTTTAGATTGGGTAAGTGCAAAAACTATGCAAGTACTAAAAGATAAATTCAAACCGTATCCTGAAATATACGGGCTACTTGCAATATTAGATATACAAGAAAAACCGCATACAACGTTTTGGGATATAGTAAGTCGTACAGACAAAATCCGTAATCTCAACTTCCGCAACCTTTGTTCTGAATGGAGTAAATTATTATGAAAATATTATGCTCGGGAAATTCTGATCATAAAACTATTGCTAGTGGAGTAGTTCAGATATACAATAAAAGTAATTATTTTCTTGGTATTGGATTTTCTAACTTGTTAATGTAGTGATTAATACTATGATCACTTAGTCCATCAAGCAATGACCATTGTTTAGCAGCCGCCCAGCGTCCTCGTAAACCATCTTTAGTACGTTGCCAAAAAGTAGCACTTCTAAAATCGCCATAGTAGTTAATATACTGTAACTTGCCACAGTGTCTATAACCCATGATCCACAGTGGAACTTTAGGAACAATATCGTTATTATTAACAAATCGTTGGTAATTAAAATCACTGTTAACATTTACCCAGCGTTTATTTCCTACTCTGGGACTGCCGTAGGTATAAACATTTTTTACACGATTTTTTAATCTGCTAGCAGCAATAGTTGCCATACCGCCGCCCAAACTATGTCCGGTTATATGCAAAGTTTTGTCCTTAGCTTTACCTTTGTTAATGTATGTGGTAATTTCATCCCATATCTTTTTAAGTTCATCATAGAATCCGTCATGCACTTTGCCTACAGTTATTTGACTCTTGTGTTTCCATGCTTTAAGATCAGCTATTACATCTTTTACCTGAGTAGGTTCTGTACCTCTAAAAGCCAGTGTTATTTCCTTTGTATTCTCAAAAATCATGCACTGAGCACTTTCAAAACTAATTAACTTAGCTTTTGAGTATCCTAACTCTTTTAACTCTTCTTTGGTTGCTTTATCTCTGTATGCTATAGCACTACATCGGGCATAGTGTATAGCTAAAACTCTATTAGATCGATTCATTCACTCTTCTCCTGTACAATGGTTATTGTTATTTAACGAATAATTCTTAATAAATACATTGTAAACAGGCATAAACTATGAAAAAACGAACTCGCAGCATATTACAAGAGCTAACTAACGTAGCTACCCATAAAGATAAAAAGCATCTTATAGAGTCACGTGGCGAGGCGATGATCGAAAATGCTATCTATATTATTGAACAAATACATAATGCATACGATGCTGAAACAGCAGGGGATTTGGAGCGTAGACTAATTAATAGCATACGTAATCGAGACACCAAACGTTTTAAGGTCGGAATTAAACGAGCAGGGTTAAATGAAAATAAAAAGTAAAACAAGGCATAGTTAATATGACACCTAGAATATTATCAGAGGGCGGCAATATCTTTAAAGACGAAGATGGAAACCCTGTAACACAACGTATTAACCAAGCAGACGTAGACCCCACACTAGCCTGGGTTGAGGCTATTACTGGCATACCACATAAAGATTTTAAATTAGGGTCAACTGGAATTCGCTCTACATCAGGTGATATGGATATTGCTGTTAACCAAAATGAGGTTGATAAGGCTGACTTATATAACAAGATAGCTGCCTGGGCACAGAAAAACCACCCAGAAGACAATGTCAGACAGTGGGTTGCTAAGTCAGGTATTAGTGTTCATCTTAAAACTCCTATTAACGGCGATCCCAATCAGGGATATGTACAAACAGATCTGATGTTTGGTGATCCTGAATGGATGAAGTTTACAATGAAGGGTGCTGGTGATGACACACCATTTAAAGGAATGCACCGTGCTATCCTAATGGCATCTGTAGCTAAAGCACTGGGAATGAAGTGGTCTCCTAAAGACGGATTAATTAATAGAGAAACAAATGAAGTATTGTCCAGGGATCCTGATCAAATTGCAGAGATGTTACTTGGGAAAGGCGCTAGCCGCGGTGACCTAGATAGTGTTGAGTCAATGATTGCTAAACTCAAGGGTAGACCAGACTATCAAGCAGTGACAGCAGATGCAAGAGAAGCATTTGCAAGAGAGAAGTTAACACTTCCAGAATCAGTTTATACACAAGTAGGCACCACTGAGTGGTTTAGGCAACTATCAGAGAAATTAAAATGAGACTCAGGGAATTTTCCGTACCTCAACGCAAGCCACTAAGCGAAGCCGCACGTATCCAACACGCAGAAGATATTGTCTTCTGGGAAGGTAGCAAGGGTGCTATTAGAGCATTACAAAGTCTACGCAACCTGGATCAAGGCGGACATAGTGAAGTTACTATTAAATGGGATGGTTCACCTGCCATTATTTTCGGCCGTGACGCTAACGGTGAGTTTATACTAACAGATAAGTCAGGGTTTACTGCTAAAGGATATGATGGGCGCAGCAAGAGTGCCTCGGACCTAGAGCAAATGTTCCTAAACAGATCCGGTGGTAAGAATAGAGAAAACCCTGGGTATGTTAAGTTTGCAAGTAGTATGAAATATATCTTTGATGAATATGAAAGAGCAACACCCGCTGACTATGTGGGATTTTTTAAAGGTGACTTACTATACTTTAATACCCCACCGATCAAAGGTAAGAACTATGTGTTCAAGCCCAATGTCGTTGAGTATGCAGTAGATGTAACCAGTGATTTAGGCAAGAGAATTGGTGCCAGTAAGACTGGCGTGGTTATTCACAGACAAGTACAGCCAGACGGAACAGAAACCCCACTACAGGATCCTGATATCTTTTTGGGTAACGATGTTCTTGTTGTACCTCCTATAACTGCTGAACGGGCACCACAGGTACCCCATGCCATGTTAGACCGCCTAGAGAAAGTTATTAAAAAAGATGCGGCGGCTATTGACAGCCTATTGGACCAGAATAAATTACGTCAACAACAGATGACTGACTTTTCCAGTGTTCTTTACACCTATACTAATAGTAAAGTGGACTCGGGTCTACAAGGACTAGGTTCAGACTTTGCCAAATGGTTGGAAACTTCTAAAGTAAGCGATAAAAAGAAAGCTAAGATTGCTGAATATATTACTAGTAATCAGACTGGATGGATTGCACTATGGGAAACAGTAAATACTATTATGCAAGCCAAAGATCAGGTTATTGCTGATATTGACGCCCAAGGCGGCACAGTTCAACAGAGTATTGGTGGACAAGCAGGTGGTGAAGGATATGTATTAGCACACCCAGAGGGTGACATAAAACTAGTGCCAAGATCTACATTTAGTGCAGCCAACCGTGCAGTTAAACGATAAGTATTTAGAGAACAAGGACTTGAGAAGATGAAAATTAGTGAAGTAACACAGAAGTCACACAGTGAACAATTATCTGAAGACAGAAGCAAACTGGATGAGGCTTTTTGGGTGCCATTCACCGCGGCAGCAGGTGCAGGATTAAGTTATGCAGACTTGGGATCAAGATTTGGCTGGAAACCATGGGAATGGACAAAAGCTCAATGGAAAACGGCCGGCGCAGAAATTGCGGCAGATGCTGCACTAGGAGCAACTGGCGTGGGACTTCTAAGTGTTGCAAACAAAGCTCGTAAAGTAGGAAAGAGAGCCTTTGCGGCCAGCCGTGCCGCAAAGGCACAAAAAAAGGCTGATAAGGCCATGGACAAGGCAACAGATCCAAATGTACAACTATCTCCTAGAAAACAAGCCAAACTAACCAGAAAAGCTGCTGATTTAGAATATGATGCTAAAGCCGCTAAAGATGCTGCAGACGCGGCTAGGGTTAATAACCTGCCAACTTCTACTGGAGAAAAAGCATGGAACACTGCGAAAAAAATACCTGCGGCATATGGCTTGGGTGCCGCGGGAAACAAAGCTTCGAAGCTGGCTACGGACCAACCTTTGGTTAGTCCAGGGGACGTGGGCTCGGCCTTGGGCCTCGACGATGCAGGCGAAGCCAACGATGCAGACAAAACATTTAAACTTGACAGATCTAGATCTAAAGGTGGAGGCTTTGAGAAACTTAGGATGCCATCCAAAGGACGTCCTCTAGGATAAGTGTAAGCAATGTATGAATTCTTAACACAAGAGCTAACAGAAGCAAGGTATATTAGGAATGTTCGTGACACTGTGGGGCGTACAGCAGACGGTATTGCTGAAGGATTCTACGAACACCTGCTAGTACTACAGCAAATGCGTTATGAAAATCCCAGTTGGGCAAGAAAATATGCTAAAGATACCATGCGTTTTATGAGTTTTAACAATATACGTACTGGCGGCACAGATTTACACAATCTAGCTTCTATACTTAATAATCCTAGTAAGTTTTCTGATAAAGTAGGTAGCAGTAATTTAAGATTTGATGAGCTAGGGTTTAAACGTTATCTACGTAACATTGTAGATGGTCGTCACATGCCTGGCCAAGACCGCGCTTTTTTACTTAAAATGCAAAAGAATTTAAGTATTAACAACGGGTTGCTTAAACAGGCAAGGCGTTTAATGGCTGACTACGGCACAACCAGTAACAGCGAACGTGCCAGTGTTAGTAGCCGCATGGTTAATAGTTTCCGCAACGATAACCAGTATAAAAGCGATATGTACCGTCCTTATGCAGGTACAATTAAAAACAACAAGGTAATGCCAACTACAAAAAAAGCTGGTCTAGGTATAGCGGCAAAAACTGCTATAGGCACAATAGGTGGCTTTGGCATAGGCTATGCCATTGGTAAAGGCGCAACTAAATAATCCTTTCTCTGATAAATAATTACAAGCTCGTTAAACACGGGCAGTATTTATGGAGAAAGAAAAATGGCAAGTATTACACGTACCCATGGTAACGCTCTAGGACAAGGAACACCAGCAACAGGTAGTAACATTACCGCTGATGAACTAGTTATCTTAAACGGCGTTGCAATGGACTTTTTCAAGATTATCCAGCAAGACGTTTCAGGCGATGTCAACGACATCCGCAATGAACTAGAAACTGGCGAATCAGTAGAAGCAATGCTTCGTGAAGTTGCAACAAAAGCAAATATAGAAATGTATCAAGTAGAGGCAGACACAACTGGACAAATTTCAGTTGCAGTTTACCCTGCAGGTGCATGGACAACAGCAACACTACAAACTGCTCTTCGTGCATTAGGCACATCAGTTGGTGGGAACACCGTGGACGTAAGTGGTACAACAGTTACCTCAAGCGGCCTCGAGTTTGTTTAATAGATAAGGAATAGTATTATGGCAGGCGTAACAGAAGGTGTTCGTAACTCTAATGTTTTCTCAGCAATGGGAAAGGATCTAGCGGTCACCAAACTAGCAAAAAGTAACATGACACAGGATGAGCTAGATGCAGCAATTGATTTTATTCAATTAACTACAACAGTAGTTGGCATCGCAGACGATACAACCGGCGGATTTAACGCTGGTGCATCTGATAATATTCACATCCTAACAGAAGGCGGAGTGGCTCCAGCAGCCGGATCCNACTTTGGTGTTGGTTCAACAGGAATTACATCTTCAGTCGTAGCATATTTTGCTACGGAATAGATGAATAATTAATAAAGGAGTAGAGATATGCCCGGAGTAACAAGAGCACATCCCCCAGTCGCTAACATAATTGGTGAACACCGTTTTGTTGGTAAAGACATCACAATGTTGATGGTGGACTTTAATGTCGACGCAGACGGATCATTCATTGCAATGAACTCTGCACTAAACGCAATCAGCCGTTATGGAAATATCCTAATTGCTGGCGCAGTTTACGGCACAGGACAGCAAATTGACGTAATTATCGAAGGTACAAATGGCGGCAGTGACTATGTTTCCGAAGACGGAACAGTAACTGGCACATTGGAGCAGGCTTTAGAAGAAGATCTTATAAATCTTGGAACCATCGATGGTGTTAACTTTGCAACCGGTACACCAGCAGTTACAACTAAGACAGCATTTAAACTGGCTTAATTTAACTACACACTACAGAAAAAGCGGTGTAGAAATACACCGCTTTTTTTATCAGTTAAATACATACATAATGAAACATTGCAGAGCATTGTATCAGAATCTTCCAGGTATACACTCAGTAGATTTAGATAAACTTAGTCCTATGAGCTACCACGATGACGAACGTTGGCGAACTAGAGACTTGCCCATGATAGAACGTGATGGGCTATGGTATCCCTTCTTGTACTACAAGGTTACATTAGAGTGGTGGAATGGTGGATTTGAAGAGATTAAAGGTGCATATTCCAGCTGGGAAATGATTAACCCTCCAGTTGTATGTGAAGATGGGTTTATATGGGCGTTAAAAATGGGAACAAATCGGTTGATTGCACTAAAGCATCTGTGCTATACTAGTGTTGATGCAATCTATTTTGAACATCCTAATGATTTAATAAAAACAGGGATATACCTGAGGGAAGAGGATCCCCTACACAATGAATGATTTTGCAGAAGTATGGCACTTATTGACACTGGTAGATATTACACAAACAGGTGTTAACAGAGGCACTGGGAAAGAACGTAATCAACAACGTAACTTTGACACTGTTCAGCAAGTTATAGGTATGTTAACACAGTGTTGGTCTATTAAAGAGCCTGTAGTAGGAAACTGGGGTCAACTACATACTAAGTTTAAACAAGTTGGAGTAGTGTTTGGGGTTCAGCATGATTTTACCCAAGAAACATTTTCAAACTTAAACGTATGGACATGGCGTTTTGGCATAGAAAAAGATGGTGTATTTGACCAGGATAAAAAATACGACGGAAAAAATTTACTTAAATTATTTGATAATGTGCCTATCGTGACTCATTTAAACGATAATGCTGTACTAGAGCCTCCTGTGTTTACAACAGACCCTGAACTACAAAATGTGCTATTAATATGTGAGAACAGACTGTAGATAAATATTGTTGATAATTGATGCATATTATATAGGCACATATAGGCAAAATTAGAGGCACACAAAGGCACCGAATCAAGCATCACCCAAAGGTAGGTGAGACCGGAAACATGTCGACAAAAGACATTGAAAAAGAAAATTTAGAAGCACACGTAGAGCTGTGCTCTGAAAGATATAAACAATTGCACGATAAACTCGATGCGATCAATTCCCGTCTTGATAAGAATGAGTCAACTCTGGTTGAGATCCATAAGGCCGTTACTAACAATGAAAGTAACCGTAACAAGCAAATACTAGCTTGGGGCGGCGGAATCATTGCGAGCCTTGTCGCAGCAGTTGGTTATCTAATTGTTCAACAGTTATAAACCTAGCTAAATACATACATGTTAATAAACGAAGTAACTGAAGGCTTGGCCTGGGCTAAGAGTGGCAATAAAGTCGTTCGTAAGTTCAGATGTACAAGCGGCAGACGCAAAGGACGTATTGTTGCAAAACCTGCACAATGCTTTGCGGCGCCAGATATGAAGAAGCGTATTAAATTAAAGATGACAAAAATGCGTAAAGGAAGTCTTATGGCACGTAAAGCTAAGAAATCCAAACGTGTTAACCCTGCAAGCAGACGTGTAGCGGCATTGAATAAGGCAAGCAGATGAGAATTAAAGAAATATTAGAAGGAAAAAGCCCGCACCCCAAGGGCAGTAAAAAGTACAAAGCACACATGGCCGCAATGCATGCTAGTGCGGATCCAAAGGGTAAGATGATTAAAGAAGTTGTACTTGATGAATGGACAGTAAGTGATGTTGAAATTGCCATGAAGAAGAAATATGGTAAGATTGACAAAGAGGCAATAGAGAAATTGAAGAAAGTCCAATATAAAGGTAATGTTGACAGGAATGATCTTGTTAAAGTTGGACACGGCAAGTTGCATGTAGAATCCGTTGAACTTGATGAAGCAAAAGAATATGAAATAAAAAATGGTAAGATTCATATATCAAAAGCAAACTTTCGTAAAGTTCATAAAGACTATAAAAATTCCACAAAAGGCAAAGAGCGCATGATAGCACTTGATCCTAAATCTGGTGCAACCACATCCTATGAAGTTGTTTTTGAAGAAGGAAAAAGGCCGCACAAGATGATTGAAGGTGAGACCTTCCAATTAGACGAAGCACAATATTACATCTGGCAGATAGACGGAAACAGCGCCTTGGTCAGCGCAGTGGGCCCGGACGGACAGCCAGCACCAAAAGATCAGGCTAGACGCATTAACATAGGACAAAAAGTACTAGATATGAGCTCTGGCATGCCTACTCTGAGAGACAAGATTCAGATGGTGGCTATAGATA